GTGCCGTCCGGCAGTTCAAGCGCCGTGGTGGTGCCGAGGATGACGTCGCCGGTGAACGTGGCACCAGCCAGAGATGCGAGGCCGAGGTTCGTGGAGGCCAGCGTGCCAACGGTTATGAAAGCCGAGTTGGCGGCATTGCGGATTTTGAGCGGGCCGGTGGTGGTATCTGCCCAGAGTTGGAAGGCGTAAGTAGTGGTCGGTGCAGTGGCGCCGCTGTTGATCGTGGCGATTGCGGCAAGGGCGCCGTTAATGTCGGAGCGAACGGCAGCGCCTGTGCCGTTGGCTATGACGTAATCGTGCTGTGCCACGAATCAGGCGTCCTCTAATACAAGAAGTCTAGCCTTGCCGTCCATATCCGGTTGCACTCCAGGTAAAGCTGCGGGTGATCGGGTTGGCACTGGAGTCGTAAAAGCTGATTTGGAAGCCCGTTCCGGTCACGTTGGAGATCTGGAAGTAATCGCCGGCCTGCAGGTTTTGTGCCGTCACACCGACGCTGGGCAGATAGGCGTTTGAACCGCCGATGCTGGCCGTCCCAGTGAAGAACGGGTAGGGAAAGGTCACGGCGGTGTTGGTGGTGCCGCTCGCTGCGGCGTTGCTCTGCTCGGTCCGGCGTTGGACGGTGGCGAGGTAGCCCAGCTCATCGACAAGGATGTTTTCGGCAACGTCGTTGCTGGTCAGCGTGGTGCGGAACTGGAAGCCACGACCACGGAAGGTGCCATTGACGAACGGCTGCCATGCGCCCCAGGTCGGAGTGCTACTGGGGTTGTCGGTGGTGCTGCGGAGTTCGAGGATGGCGTTCACCGCGTCGATCACACCGCCGTCCCAATCGCTCCAGTCGTCCACTTCGGCTAAGCGACTGTCAATCAGATCGCTGGGGAAGTAGCCACGGGTGACGAAGTAGCGGCTGAAGTCGATGGAGAAGGTGTTGCCGAAATCGACGGTGGTGGCGAAGTCGTAGGTGCCGGAAGACTGCACCGACCCCATCACGTCGAAGGTGGGCAGCAGATCCACATCAGGCACGTCATCCAGCAAGTCCGAGCCATCCAGCGTCAGGGCGTCAAACTCCTCGCTGTAGAAGGTGTTGGTGCGCGTGCCTTGGAACGGTGGCGCATCTTGATCTTCGCGGCGATTGATCAGCGTCAGTGGTGCCAGCGTGTCGGGCAGGTCGATGATGATGCTGGTCTCGCTGGCGCTCTGGCGACCGCCGTCATCCTCGAACTTGACCAGCACCTCGCCTTCCACCAGCGGGATGATGGCCTCGGTGGAGCTACCGGATTTGGCGGGAATCAGGTCAACGCTGTTGCTCCAGCTGGCGCTGCCATCCGTCAGGTTGCTGTGGCGGATGTGGATTTTGCCGCCAACCTTTACGTCGAGGTCTACGGTTTCGTCCCAGCGCAGGCGACCGGAGTTGGCGTTGATGGCCTCGAAGCTGAGGTTTTGAACATTGCCTGGAACGGCGGTTTTGCCGACAAGTTGGAATTGATCGGCGGCTATTGCACCACCTTTGTTGACGTAGTTGTACGCCTGAATTTGTACGTAAAGCGTTCCGGGATGCGTGTTGAGGATCTTGATTGACGGCGAGGTGGTGTTGACCTGCTGCCAGTTGTCGTTATCGACGCGGTATTTAACGCGAAACTCCGAGACGCGATCTTTGGGGCTGATCCAGCTAAGGGTGAAGCCGGAAAAAACGCTTTGGCCGTCTTGGTATAGATATTCAGTGCCGTCAATGCTGCTGACTGCATCGGGCGGGTCGCTGAGGTTGCTGATGTCGCGGGTGGTCAGCGTGTTGTCGCTTTCAATCGCGTTGTAAATGCTGCTGTTGTATTGCAGGGCGGTGACGCCGTAAATGCCGTCGTCCGATTCGGCGACGTTGAGGACGCGGAATTGCTGGGATTCGATGTCGTCGGTTTGGATGAGCCAGATGGCGTTGGCGTTGGGTGCTTCGCTAAATGGGTTGCCGACCGTGATGGTGCGGTCGCTGATGGACTGGATCGGGCGGAGTTCGACGTTGCCGCTGGGCAGGATGACCGAAATGCGCGGGTTGCTCGCAAGGTTGACGGACAGGCTGCTGCTGGAGTCAACCGTGATGGTGGTTGTGGTGGCAGAGCTGACGCGACCACTGCGGCGTGTGCCAGCCTTCATCGGGTCGGCAACATCAATCACCATCCCAGGGCGCAGGATAATGCCGCTGTCGATTGACACCGAGAAGGTGACAGTTTCAGTCAGGTTTTGTTCGCTAAGAAGTGCCCACTTACCAGCACGGTGAGCTTGACCTTGGCTGTAGCAACCGAGGGCTTTAATGTCTTTGTTGATGATGCCGTATTTGGCTACAGCGTCTGCGTCTTCGACGTATTCGTACTCAACTTCGCCAAGAGTGTCGTAGGACTGCCAAGCAACGGTGGCGACACTGTGGCGGGCTTTTTGTGATGTGCCGCTGTAAACAAAAATGCCATCAACAACATTGCTTGGTCCAAGCAGATATTGCGAGTCGGTCGGTTTGTCTTGCTGGAGCACCAGCGAGCCGGCGCCGTAGTATGCGATGCCACGGAACAGACTGGTCATCTCTTGGATGACGTTGTAAACCTCGTCGCGGCTGTTGATCAACAGGTTGCAGGAGAAGCGTGGTTCCAAGCCACCTTTGCCGTCGTCAACAAGTGCGTTGCAGTATTGGCTGATGGCGTAGAAGTCGTAGCGATCCAGGCTGCTGGTGGGGATGCTGGCGCCGTAACGGGTGTTGGTGAGCAAATCCCAGAGGCACCACGCTGGGTCGTTACACCACGTTGCAGCGCCGAAGGTGCCGTCCCAGACGCCGGAATAGGTGACGCGACCCAAGTACGTGGTGGTATCGACGCTGGCGTTGCTGGGCAGTTGGATTTTTTGTCCACGAATCAAATACTTGCGGGTTGGGATTGAATCGAACTGGCGGGAATCAAATCGGAGATAACAAAGTGCGCTGTTGGGGTAACGCAGCTTTTCGTCGATGATTTCGGTGTAGCTGAACCAGTAGGTTTGGTTTTGGCGTTTGGTGCTGGATTCGTCGGCGCTGACGCGGATGACTTTGATGTCAACGGGGAACGCGCCAGACAGCGGGATCATGTAATCGCGCTGGTAGCGGTTGCTGGTTTTGCCGCTGATCGTGTCGTCTACGACGGTTGTGTAGCCGCCGGCGTTGTACTGGACTTGGATGCGGACTTGGACGCTGTGGCCAACAATGTCGCCGTCATCTTCGATAATTTGCAGCGATGGGACTTGCAGCGTGACGCGCACACGATCCACGTCCGAATCGGTGATGGTGCGGACAACGGGCGTGGCATTAACAACTTCGACGTTGACGCCTTCTTCGCTCTCGGTGCCAATCGCGTTGCTGATGTAGCTCTGGGCTTGCGTGCCAGTGCGGGTGACGACTGTGTAGCCCTCGAAGTTGGCATTGCCAGCAGCATCCTTGACGGGGGTGCCTTCCAGATAAATGCCTTTTTCGCCGTTTTCGATGCCGTCAATTTCGCCTTCGCACAGCAGATCCAGCACGCTGGCATATTGAACTGACTGCAATGAGTCGTCGGCTTCTGTTGGGGTGCGGCTGGAGCCACCGCCACCACCGCCGCCTTTACCGCCGCCTCCGCCGCCTCCACCGCCTGCACCAGCGATGCCGAGACCCAAACCGGCGTTGTGGACGCGGATGTTGTTGGCGATAAAGGTGTGGTGGCCTTCAACCGTCAGGTTGTAGACCGTGCCAGTGCAGAATTCGGTTTTGCCGACGATTGGGCGCAGGTGGTTGTTGCCGTCCACCAGGCAATCGTCGGGACCGAGCGTGTCGATTTCGACGAAGGCATTGAACTGGTTGAGGACCCAGTGGTTAGGGGTGGCATCAAGATGCTCGCCGCCCCAGAGCGTGTAACGAATGACGCGCTCGCCTTCGTGTTCGTGGACTTTGATGATTTTGGCTTCATGCAGTCCGCCCTCGTCGTCAAAACTCAGGACAAGATCACCGGCCTGCAGCTCGTCAATGCGGCGCGTGCCGCCGGGAATTGCAACAAGAGTGTGCCCTAGGAAGCAACCGCCACCGCCACCACCGCCAGAGCCGACAATGCGTGTCATATCAGTTGGTCAACGTCAAGGCCGCTGGAAAGAACAGCGGAGCCGATAAAAAGGCGCCCGTAGGCGATTGGCACAGGCAAACCTTGCTTGGCAGTGTTTGTGATGCCTGAAAAAGTAAACGACTCAAATTTTGCAGCGTCGCGTCCGCGTTCAAATGTGGTCGTTGAATTTACTGGAGATGGTGAAATGGCTTGGGCGATACCTGCAACAACAAGACCCAAGCCGACTAATCCAAGAGCGGAAGATGCTGCGGCGCCCAAAATAAAACCTGAACTTGCCATGGTAACGCCGATGGTTGCAGCGCCGGTAACTGTTGATGCGCCGGCTGTACCAAATGCACTCATGCCAAGACCCAAAAAACCGCCCCCAACTGGAGCAGCCAAAATCGCCAATGCAACAAGTCCGATGCCGATTCCGATACTTGCTCCACCGCCACCGGCACCACTCAAAACAGGCGTAATACTTAAAACTTCGCGCTCACTCCACGGACCCGCAACTAACGGATAATTGTTTTCATCAATCTTTTCTTTTCCGATGGTTACGCGATAACTTATGCCGTCTTTTTCACTGTCAAGCAACCATTTATTTAAACCGGGAAAATTTACGCACAGTGCTTTGAAGGCTTCTGCTGGTGTGCTGGCTTCAAACTGGAAACGGCACTGACCCAGCTTCTTGCGGAGTGCGCCGTAGACCTTAACGACTTTCATGCCGCAGGACTCGGGCGGTGCTTTTTAAATAATAGCCCCCAAACACATCTCTACTACTGAGCCTTCCCTGTAGGTGGTGCAGGACCAGCTGATCGCCCAAGTAGATGGCGGCATGGTTGGGCAACGGTGATGCAATCTGCATCAGGATCGCGTCGCCATACTGCAGTTCTTCCAAGGGGATGGGGTAGAAGCCTTCGTTGGCAAAGTTGTCTAGGTATAAATTCTCACCCCGTAGCCAGAATTG